TTGTTAGTTTTTATTTGTTACATATATATTATCCAAATGCGTTCGTATTTACTATGTAGGAAAAAGCTAAAATGTTTTGAGTAAGTGCAATTTGTAATTATAACGAAATACAAAGTAAAAACGAATAAAAATGGATAATAATTATGAAAAACGATGGCGAGCTGGTGTTTACAAGTGCGTTTTAAGCTTAGGGGGCGGGGCCTAGGGGTAGGGGGCAACACTACACTCCAATATTTATAATACTTTTTTTGTGACATAAGCCTATTAATAAACCCTTAGTAACAGGCAAGTGTCACACTTTACTTAAATAAGTATTTATATGTGTGATAATACTGATAAGTAAGTAATTAAAAAAAAACAATTATGGCGTTCAAAATGAAAGGCTGGAGCCCATTTGATAAAAAAGATACTATTAAAGAAGAAAAAAGCTTTACAGATAAAGAAGAATCTTATATGGAGAGAGTTTACGCAGAAGTAGGAAAAAACATGGGAGATTCATCAGGCTATAGTGTGATAGAGATAGCAAATATGACTGAAAAACAAAGAGAAGGTAATATAACCGACTATGAACCAGGAGATTTTGATAAAATGGTGAAAGAAGCTAAAACTAAAGTTAAAAGATAAATAAACATGGCATTTAAACTAAAAGGTCCAACACTTTATAAAAATAAATATGGCGATGATGGTCTTGTTATTAAAGACAATCCAGAAATTGATCTTTCAGAAAGAGAGGATCCATATGTAACATCAAGGATAGAAGCTCAAAAAAAGCTAGACTCAATTAATAAAATGAAGAGTAGCCCACTTGACAAATATGCATCGGCAGCTCAACGTAGAGCAGTTTGGGCTAATAAAGCTGATGGTGGTGCTGGTCACCCTGATAAGAAAAAGAAGAAGAAGAAAAGTAAAAAGAAATAAACATGGCATTCAAAATGAAAACACCTTTCTTGCAACAATATTTAACCGAGTTCGAAGAACATAAAGCTAAAGAAGACGAAAAACGTAGAAGCCAAATAGAAGAAAGAAAAAAAATGTTAAATGAGCTAGGAATAGTACTACCAGAACCAAAATGTGGTGTAAACTTTTTTGGTATGCCCAGATAATTAATAAACATAAAAAATATAAAAATGGCATTTAAAATGAAAGGACCTATGTTTTTTGGGTCGTCACTAAAAAAATACGGTAAAAAATCAGAACCAGTTGCAAAAATGAAGAAAAAAGATGATGACACTGTAATGATGAAAAGAGATAAAATGGAAGCTAAAGCTGATGCGATAGAAGGTGGAATGCCATCTGATGTAGCAGATAAAGTTTTTCAAAAGAAAAAAGATAAAGAAGGATCTGGTATTAATTACGGTAAAAAAATGAAACCAGTTGCAAAAATGGGTCATGGAGAAGACGACGAAGAAAAAGGTGGTCCAAAGATGAAATCTCCAGTTAAAAAAAATCCAGGAACTTTTGGAGTAGTTACTAAAGCAGATGTTGAAAAAATGACTGACTCAGAACGGCAAGCATACGGTAGAAAAATATTTCGTGGACCCGGTACAACTGAAGAAAAATACAAAAAACTACGAAGTTTAGACATAGAACTTAAAGGACACGACGACGCCTACTAAGATATAAACTTATAATATATAGGGAAAGCCCCTAAACCAAGTCAATATTAACCAAAAATAAAACCAAAATGACTTATTTATACTACAAGACTAGTACATATACTAGCAATACTAAACCGAACGAAAAAACTATTAACCAGTGGAAGCATCTAGCTGACAAAAGTAATTGGAGAATAACACAATTACCTAACGGTTTTTATCAAACTGAGGTAAATGACCCAGAAAATGATAAAAATTGGTGTGATGTTACACGTAGAGAAACTATAGAAGGTGCAGAAGCCGCAATTGATGGTAGCATCGACCATTTCTCTAAAAAATTAGAGGCTACAAAAGGCCCAAAAGTAGTAAAAACGTTCTAATAGAACAATAATTTAATTAAATTTAATCAAATATGGAATACAATCAACCTAGTGAGATTGTCAAAGACGTGAATTTTGGCGATTTTGCAAAAAACAAGGTAATTACGGGCGTTGAAAAGCTCGCAAAAGCAGTAAAATCAACCTTAGGTGCTTCTGGTAAGTGTGTTATTTACGAAGACGCACGCGGAAACCCGGTCATAACAAAAGATGGTGTAACCGTAGCTGAATCGGTAGTCTTATTTGACCCGGTTGAAAATATGGGTGCTACCCTTATTAAAGAAGCTGCTAGAAATACAGTGAAAGAAGCAGGTGATGGTACTACTACAGCTACTGTACTTGCTGAATCACTATTAAAAGAAGTAAACGATAGTGAAGAAACTATTAGAGATATAAAAAACGGAATAAATTCCGGTTTAAAAAAGGTAAACGATTACCTAAATAAGATTTCTGTAAAGATCGAGGGCGATATGCTGGAATCTGTTAGCTCAATTAGTTGTAATAATGATGAAGAGCTAGGAAAGATTATAGCAGAAGCTTATACTAAAGTAGGTAAAGATGGTGTGGTGTTAATGGAAGAGTCTCCAACAGAAGAAACGTATGTTGAAGTCGTAGATGGTGTACAAATAGACTCAGGACTCACATCTCCACATTTTATTACTGATAAAGACAAGCAAATATGTGAGCTTGATAATCCTTTGGTGTTAATCGTAACTTCAGAAATACCAAACATAAGAAAAGTACAAAAAATACTAGAATACGTCATAAAGAACAAAAGATCACTTTTGATAGTTGCTCCAGTAGAACAGCAGGTTAAAGCTGCTCTTCTTATGAATAAGGTAAAAGGTAATATAAAAGTTAATATAGTTGACTTACCAGGCTTTGGTCCTACTAAAAACGATACATGTGAAGATTTAGCATTTTTAGTTGGAGCTAAAGTTATAAACGAACAATTAGGAGATGATCTTGATTTAATAGATATTGATTGTTTAGGTGAGGCATATACAGCCATAACAGATGATAAAAACACTGTATTAACTATTGATACTCCACACGAACAAATAAAGGAGCGAATAGAGAGTATTAATAAAACTATAGATAAATGGCATAAAAACCCATATATACAGAAAAAACATAGACAAAGACTAGCTATGTTAAACGGTAGTGTTGGTATTGTAAAAGTTGGTGCTAATTCTAAAGTTGAGATGAAAGAGAAGAAAGATAGAGTAGAAGATGCAATATATGCTACAAAAGCTGCTCTAAAAGAAGGTATTGTACCAGGTGGTGGCACTGCTCTTTTAAATGCTTCACAAAGTCTAACAAGTAATAACGAAGGTGAAAAAATACTTTTTAAAGCAATACAAGCTCCATTTCACACTATACTTGATAACGCTGGTTTAACACAAACAGCACCCCGCCCTGACAAAGGTCTAGGTGTTAATGTTGTAACAGGTGAAGCTGTTGATATGATATCATCTGGTATTATTGATCCAGTGCTTGTTACAAAGTCAGCGCTTAAAAATGCGGTAAGTGTTGTTTCTACTATTATATCTGCAGATTGTGTAATTTCAAATATGAGAACAAATGAAAGCGATAAATAGATATATAGTAATAAAAAATATAAAAACAGAACCTAAAAAGGTTGCTGGCCTAATAATGACAGATGATACTGACGTTGACAATAGGTATTTAAAAGCAAATATAATATCATGCGGAAACCTTGTAGAAGGATTACAAGATGGTGACACGATATATTACGATAAACATGCTGGACACGACATATCATGGAAAGATACTCTTTATAGGGTTATTCGTGATAGTGATGTTGTTTTGGTAGATTAAGCCAAAACCATAAACTTAAAACCACAAAACTTAACAAGTAAACTAATTAATTAACAAAAAAAAGAAAAATTATGAAAATGTTTAAAATTCCATTGGTAACATCTGATGCTATTGTTGCTGATAACTTTATTTACGTTGACGTTACTACTTTGCAAGACGTTACTGTTAACGCTGCAACAACTGTATTTGGCGGTCTTGGTTGGACGTTAACTTTTACTTTTGATGGATCAACTGCTGAAAAGTTAGCTAACGCAAACGCTATGGCTGCTTATTTAGTGCCTTTAATGCTAAGCTACAATGGTAACGATGTTAATAGAAAAGAAACTTCTAAAACTTTTGATGTATGGAGTGGATTGACTATTGCAGAGATTTTAGCTGTAGTTGGTATAGCTTCACCAGGTACTAACGACGGTTTTGTTTCTGTTGCACTATCTTAATATTAATTGAGATTAACTGCGCAGGATCTGCGTGAAATGAATATCCTTAAGTATTACAGGCTCACTAGAAAGTGGGTCTGTAAAACTTACGG